ATCAAAGGGTGAGTTCATATGTTATCCAGTTATTTCTTTGGTGGTTTCTTGTTTCTTGTCTTACGCATGTTCCGCACTGGTAGTTCTCTTAACATTAGAATTGTCCTTTAGTGTAAATAGCCCATAGGAGACCACCAATAGCGAATAGGCCGGTGGACACAAGTATAATAACCAACACGGTATTAACAACATTGGCTATCCTTTCTTTTGTCTTTAATCGTTTTCGTAATTCAGCAGCGGCAACTTCATCTCTTTTCCTACGAGCTTCCACTTGAAACTGTAACCAATCATCCCAAAGACCTGCTCTACCTTGATATATAAACATCTCTTGAATAGCAGCCTCATGTTGCTTGATTTGTTCAAGAGCAAAGAAAGCCTCAGAGTCTGATCCCGACTGGTTAGCCTTCTTTGACAACTCCGACTTAGAGTCAAAGAACTTAAAGATATGTGAACCCGCTGCCATTATATCGCCGCCGTTGGCTATTGTTTCTTTAATAACACCAAAGGCAGCGTTGGCTATAGCGAGTTCAGCAATCATTTAATAATCCAATTCATAACTAATGTTAACGCACCACCTAAGACGGCAGCTATAGTCATCCCCATCCAGAAGCCACCTTTAGACTGATTAGCTAAGGCCAACAATTCTTTTAGGTCAGATTCCATACTCTCAACTTTACAAGTTAGGTTATCTACTTGGGCAATAAGTTTTCCATATTCAATTGGGTCTATAGAGTTCATACATTAGCAGGCTCTGGTGTATTACCCTCTACCAGCCACTCAAGGTAGTCCTGTGTCATTTTGGGTACTCCGCTTTCACTGCTAAACAAGCATCAACATACGCTTGAACTTGTACAGCATCACCCTTCACCACACCGTCTAGGTAGTCGGTAACGGGTGGGTAAGCAGCGGCTCGTAACTCTTGGTAGGTTGGCGCTACAACTGGTACAGCAACAACCTCGACTGCTGCCATGCCCTTTGTCCACTCAGGCAATTCACTTACACCATCCCATTCAAATTGGTAGTAGCCATCATTATTATCTTTAAATGCAATCATTATGCAACCCTCGCTATCGTGAAAAGACTAGCCCTACCGCCGGTGGCTGCTCCACCGTCAGTGTGTGCTCTAACAACCCCTGTTGCCGCTATATATACGGTAACGGAGCAGACAGTAAGATAACCATTTACCGCAGAAGTAGCAGCAGCAATTTTGTCAGCTAGAGTAATACTGTATATGCTGGTAGTAAGTTGAGTTGAGTTTAAGGATACACCAAAATCTCCTGCTGCGTTTGGTGCTTCAGCAAAATGTATTGAATATACCCCATTTGTGTTTATGGTAAATGACCCACCAAGTGTTGCACTATCAGCATAAGTAATATCAACACCTTGATTTTCTAAAACATTAGTAAATCTACGAATTTTGGTGTTAGTTGAGCCGTAACCATTTGCAGTGTTCAGGCGTACATAGCTTAGGCTTTGTGCTAAAGCAATTGTCCCAGTCTCGTCAGGCATTGTTAATGTTCTATTTGTATTAGTCGCAGGAGGAATAACAGTAATGATGCCCGTTCCAGATTGCGACAGCATCTCTAGCTGACTGACTCCAAGTATTCCATTAGCCATTATTCGCCTCCTTTAGGGAATTCTTGTTTCACTGCTGTAATTGTCAACTTCCAAGCATCAACGCCACCGTGGTAGATTAAATCTAGCTGGTCGGGAATGGATGGGTAGGCTGCGGCTCGTTGGGTCTTGTATGCGTTAGCGGCAACCAAGGCTTCAGCGGCAGCAAGGTCATAAGACACTACTTGCTCATTGGCATCGTAAGCAACACCACCACGCATTGTTACGATAGCTGGGTTTAATTTGTAAATTGCTTCAATTAAGTTCATGCTGCAATCTCCATAAGTGTTAGTGTGCAAATTGCTGCGTCAACTTCAAATGTTGATGTGCCGCTGCTAGTTCTTAAATACAATGTATAAGCTGTTGCTGATGTTGTCGCTGGGGCATCATATGCGCTTATTGAAATTGGAAAGTCAGTAGAGCCTCCGGCGCTATAAACCTGATATAACCCACGGGTAGCATTTCCAATGTTTGTAGCATCTCTATAAATAGTTAAGTACGCCTGATTAGTTGTGCTAGTCCTTAATACACCACCAGCAACAATTATAAAAATCTTGCTTGTTGCACTTGTTGGGGTTATTGAGGCACTAAATGAAGTAGTAACAAAAGAAGTGCTTGTTGTTGGCACGCTGGTGGTGGTATTAGCACTCACCACCTGCAACACATTACCAGCACGACTAAGCGTATCAATCGTCCCAGCCTCGTCAGGCAAAGTCAATGTCCTATTTGTACTGGTGGCTGGCGCTTCAAGGGTGAATGTTCCACTCCCTGTAGCCGCACCCTTAATTGCTATATTACTCATTTGGTCTCCTTCGGATATTTGTCTTTGACTGCTTGAATAACCGCTGCCATTTCAGCAGGGAAAACACCAGCATGGAACAATGCGTCTAATTGGTCGCCAATGCTTGGATACTCTGGGACACGTTGTTCTTGATAAGTGGGTATAACAGGTTTAGGCAGCGCAGCAATCTCGGCTGCTGTTAGGTCAATTGTTGTTTGTACACCGGTTTGTACATTAATTTCAATTCTTTGCATTGGGTGTCCTTATTCGTACATGATGTTAATAGAGCCAGCATCAAACGTATCTGTGCCGTTGACGGTAGTAATGCGAACTCGGTCTAATGTGCCGCTTAAAGTAACAGCTCCGGCAGTAGGCATAGTCCCAATTGCAGTATCTATTGCCGAAACACCAGAAGCAACCCATACATTTGATCCAAGCGTTGTAATTGTCAACCCACCACTGATGACCGTAGCTGCACCCAAGTTGCTATACACACCAAACCCAGTAGTAAGGTTTGTAGTGGCAACCCCTGTTGTAACTACTGATGCAGAACCCGTGTATCCAGATGTTGTAGGGCTACCTGCGCCTATTTGAACCAAGTAATGGCTACTTCCATTAGTAGATACACCACGAAACATCACAGTAATCTTCTTAACCCAACTAGGTATTCCAGTAAAGTCAATTGCTGTTCCAGATGTAGAAGCAACCGCAGTACCGGATGTTAACGGGTATAGGACTGCACCATTTGTTTCTATGTAATCAGTTGACGTTAAGTCGGGGGTTGTAATCCCTGTCGTTCCATTTAATATAATACTCATGTTCTTTCCTTAAAGTATAACTAAGCGAGAGCCAGTAGGAACGGTAACAGTGATGCCAGTGTTAATTGTCAGCGGCCCTGTTGTCATCGCATTCTTACCAGTGGTGAGGGTATAGTTGGCAGTTACGGTTGGTGTGTTCTCGTAAAATACATCGTCAACACCCGTACCAGTTGCACCGCCACCCACTTGAACCACAACACCCCCTGCGGTCTTTGTGTATAACTTACGGTCAGCAGTGTTGATTGCTAACTCAGCCGCCGTTAGGTCGCCAGTACCGGGAACAGCAGAGGCTGTTGAACTGTTTTTGAGAATAATTGTATTTGCCATTAATAAGTTCCTCCGTCAATGGTCGATGTGTTAATAAGTCCGTTAGTCACTGCAATAGGCCAAGTGCCGGTAGCGTTTGCCCCACCTACATCTGCCTTAGTTGTTAAGTCCAGCACTGCCCATGAAGCAACAGTGCCATTAGTTGTCAGATACTCACCGCTATTTCCAGTTTGGTCAGGTAGAGCATCCACTGCCGCCCATGAAGTAACAGTACCATTAGTTGTCAGAAACTCGCCACTGTTGCCTGTCTGAGCCGGTACAGCCACAAGAATAGCAGCCGATAAGTCAGCAGGTTGTGTAGCTGAGTCTGCCGTAGAGCCTTGAGCCGCCGTAGCGAAATAACCTACATCTTGAGCCGCTGCTGTGCCCACATCTGCCGCTTGGAGGGCTGAGTCTGCCAGTGTACCTTGAGCCGCTGTAGCATAGGCTGTAGCTGCTGTAGTAGCCGCTGTACCCAGTCCTAAGTTAGTACGGGCAGTTGCTGCATTGTCTAGGTCACTAAGGTTATTAACATTTATTAGAGCGCCTGACAAAGAAGCATATGCATCAAGCCAAGCAGAGCCACTCCACACCTTCATTAACTCATCTACAGTGTCAAAGTATAAAGCACCAGTAATTAACGCATCACCGTCATTGTCCGTTGTAGGTGCTGTACCTTTAGCGCCTAAGTAACGGTCATCAAAGGAGTCGTAAGAGGCTGCGGATTCAGTGGCGCTATTAGCGGAAGCCGTGGCGCTGTTGCCTGAAGTTGTGGCACTGTTAGCTGATGCAGTGGCGCTGTTAGCTGATGCAGTTGCTCTGATGTTAGAGGTACTTGCACTGGTGGCTGAGTTTGAGGCGCTTAGAGCCGCTCCTGTGGCTGCATTGACTGCAATTACTGCTTGGGCGGTGACAGCAGTTACAGTTGCATCTGTGTTACTATCTCCTGCGCCGCCTATGCCTCTGTATATTGCCATATCATTCCTTTGTTGGTTTCTTAACTACAGGTGTCTTTTCTTTAGGTTTTATTACTTCTACAAAGTCAGGGTGTTCTCTCATCTGCTTAATATCATAATCTAAAGTAAAGGTAACAATAGAACCACCTTGTTTACATACAAATTCAACCATATATTCTCCTTGTTTGTAGAATTCACTCTTGTAAATAAACTCTACAAACATGAAAGGGGACTCCCTAAAGAGTCCCCAGTCTAGCTATTAACCAAGCATTGCGAAAGCAACACCAGCGTCATCACGCAACTCTTTAACACCGTACAACGTGTCAGCAGTGTACAATGTAGCCAAGTAGTCTTGCTTGTACTGAGTTTGTGAGCGAACGCCCATCTGCTCTGCAAAAACAAACGCTTCTTTGTGGAACATCAAACCAATGCGGTCAGTTGCAGTAGAAGGAGTAGCAGCGTTGGTAGACACGTAAACCATCATGCCATATACATCGCCAATGCGACCGTTATGGATAGTGTTACCTGAACCAATATCACCAACAAAAGACTGCTCAGTGAAACGGGCAATACCCATCATCACGTTACGGCCTACAGGTGGCAACACAATTGAGCGACCGTCCATTGGCACATCAGCATCGTCCAAAGTCTGAATCATCTTGCGAATACCAGCGTCAGTCAATGCAGTACCAGCAGTAGTACCAGCAACGTAAGGAGTAGTGCCATCACCAGCTAACACTGCTTTGTTGTAAGCAGTAGTGCCTGAACCACCTTGTAGGCCAGAGCCTAATTCGATGATAGAGGTGTCAACTTGCTTACCTAAAGCGTAGCCAGCGTCAGAAGTGTAGAAACGGCGCATAGATGACAAGGCTTGAACTTCAGCAATGTCTTCAATGAAGCGTGAGTATTCAAAGTGTTGGTTAACAATAACTTGAACTTCAGTCTCAGTAGCAGCAATCAAAGTAACAGCGGTAGAAGCAGCTTTAGCAGAAGCAGCACCACGAGTTGGCTTTGGAATGTGCAATGTGTCGCCCTTTTTGCCCTTGAAGGACATCTTGGAGACAAGGTTAGCCATAACTAGGTTTTGCTTGTAAGCGGCAATAACTTCGTCAGACCAGATTTCAGGGATAAATACAGCACCAGTTGCTTTGGTGACTTGGGGGGTAGGATAGGCCATTTTAATTTCCTTTTAGTTTAAAAATTTTACTTTACCCGACCCTCAGCATATGCAGCCATAATTTCAGGTTGTAATGCTTGATAGCGGTCAGGATTTCTTTGCATGAGATCAATGATGTCAGCGCGGCGGTATGTTTTCTTGAGACTCTCGCCAGAACCTGTTGAACTACCTGTTGAGGCAGCTCGTATTGCATTTGATCGTGTAGCCTTTTCTGCCTTCACTGTGTTATTAACAACTTGTGTTCTTTCTTTCCAAGTTGACAGTAACTCATGTGCAGCATCAAAGTCATACCGTTGATCTGCTCGTTGAAACAATTCCTTACGCACATTACTCTTTGTAATCCACTCTCCAAACCCAGCGTCTTGCAACACTTCTTGGAAATCAGGGTGAGATTGCTTGAGGTTAGCTAGGGCTTCCGCCTTTGCCATCTGCGCTGTATATTGTTCAGCTTGCTTAATCTTCGGATGTTTATCGATAGCCCGTGCAATGGCTTTATCTGGGTCTGAGAAGAAATCTAGTTCCTCTTCGACATCGGGGGCTTTGTTGACGGTTTGAGCTTTGACAAAATCATCAACCACACGGCGTAATTCACCGACTTCACTACCCTGCTTGCCCATAGCTCTCTCAGCTTCTTGGTGCATACGAACAATGTCTTTTACGCTCTTGTTCCTATACTTTTCAGGTATGTCGTCTTCTTCAGGGGGTTGAGAAGTTTCCTCTTCAGGGGTCTCTACCTCTTGTTCCTCATCAATTGAGCTGAATTCGTCTGGTTGAAGGTCATCACCCTCGTCTAAAAATGTTGCCATGTTTTCTCCGTACATAGAATGTATTGTGGAAATTAAAATAGCCCTTATACCTATTCGGTGGGGCTGTACTTCTTCTCTGCTTTAATCTTTTCGTTTCGCTTCCGTTCCCATTGCGCATGTGCGCCGGGAAAATCTCCGGTCACGCCCTCAAGTTTGACCATAGGAGTGCTAACTATGCGATTAGCAGTTTGACCACATACCTTACAATTGGTTATCCGGAGTTCGGAGTCAATATATGCATCGGTAAGGTGGTCGCTTGGGCAGACAAACTCGTATATACGTTTAGGCATCAGAGTCCTCCGTAAAATCCTCATAGCTGTTTTTAATTGAGGTTTCGTACTGTAGGATTCGTGTTACCGCTTCGAGTTGACCGCGCCTATGCCAGAATTGTTTCTCATCTGCGATTGTTGTAATATCCTGAAGCATTTCCTGATTGTCGGTAATATCTTCTACATATTGTTTCCAGCCAGCAGTGGTAAACAGTTCTAACAAATTCTCGTAATAATCTTGTAAATCTTTGTCTTCTTGGTTCATCTCTTTTTCCTTTCGTTGTTAGGAGAGATGTTGCTATTATACCACACTTCTGCAATTTTGTCAAGTGTTTTCTTGCAAAAGGTGGGGGTTTTCGACACACTACCCCCGGAGTGCTAACGGCCCTAGGGCTGTCTAATTACATGTCATCATTAGCCATCATGCTACCGTCAGGCATTCTGTGCATTCCGGGCTTTGCTTTGTTTTGCATCTGCATTGTGGCAATTCGCTCATTGCTGTCGATGTCTTCTTTCTTTAACAACAACTCAGCCATCCTGAAGCGTTGTTCCATTGCTTTCTCATCGCCGCCGCCTGTATCTAAGTTATTAGACAAAGCCGCTACCAATTTAGCCTGAGCAATCTGTGGTGCAATCTGCGTATCCACTTGCGTTTCTTGAGCTTCTGCATTAGTCTTAGCGATTTGAGCCTGTAGCAATTGCAATTGAGCTTGTACCGTTGCCATCTGCATCTGCTGTTGAGCTTGTTGCATCTGTTGCTGTTCAGGTTGTGGTTGGTTTATCTGCTTCAACTGTTCCATCAACTCTTCACGGTTTGTTAGGCCCATGTTGTCAATAACGCTAGATACCAGCATTGGGTACATAGGGCTATCTTGACCTAACGTCTGCAACAACTGAACAAGTTGGGTTACTTCGTATTCACGGGCGATAACACCAAGTGAGGATGAAGGCACAAACTTGTAATCAGACACAGGATAGTTATCTGGGTCAAACTGCATGTAACGCCACGCTGTCTTCTCAATCATTGGTATCAGGAAGCTCTCTTGGAAGTTAACCAAGGTACGCTTGTGACGTTTAATGATTGCACCTAAAGACATGGACACCGCACCGGCAGCAGCCTCACCATTAATAGAGCCGGGGATACCAGCAGCGTCAATAGCGCCTGTAGCCATCTGCACCATCTTCTGCAACTCAGCAGCTTGGGCAAAGGAGACTTGATCTAGGTT